ATGCAAATTATAAAGAACCTTTTAATTATTATATATATCCTGCTGTTAATGGTTGGGATATTGATTTAAAATGTGAATATAAATTTAAAAATGCTGATTGGTGGAAAATTGATAGTGATAATTCATTTTGGAATAGAGAAGTTACATCAGGAGAAACAGGGTGTACTTTATCTCACTATAATGTTATCAAGGCGGCATATGATGAGGGATTTGAAAATGTTTTAATATTAGAAGAAGACATTAACCCATCAGGCAAATTCCCAACACAAGACATACTAGATGAAGTACCAGCTGATTGTAGTATTTTATATTTAGATAGAAATATTATGTGTAGTCCTGATGAAGAAACAAAAATTACTGATAATGTAACTAAAGTAGGGTATTCATATAACACACATGCTTATATTATTACTCGAAAGGGTATGAGACAAATACTTAACTCAAATATATTAGATAATATTATAGCAACAGATGAATTATTTTCAGCAATTAATGGTACTAGTAATAGAAAAGATGCCGTTGAAAAACTCAATATTCCTGGATTTACATCATATTCTCTAAATGGAGGGTATTTTAGTCAAATCTCAGATAGAGAAACAACATCATTAACTGAGTTTCCACCTGAGGTAGTTAATGAAAAAAGAGGTAATACAACAGGTGTTTATAAACGATATAATAAACCATCTAAAATAACACCAAAGTATTCTATACTAGATGATAGTAATTGGGATAAATGGAGTAAAAAATATATCCACCCATTAGTACTAAGTAAAGAATACGATTTAATTACTGATGAACCAATACCTCACGTTTATAATTTCCCATTTTTTACTAAAGAGTTTTGTAAAGAAATAATAGAATTAAGTGAAACAGTGAAATGGACCAATGATAGACATGAATTTTATCCCACAACAGATAATTTACTTAGTGCTTTAGGTATGCAAGAAATTTATACTAAAGTTATTAATGAATATGTTAGACCTATGGCTATACATTTTTACCAATTAGATGGACTTGCATGGGATAAATTAGATGACGAATCCTTCATTATAAGATACAAACCAGAAGAACAAGCACATTTAGGAATACATCATGATCATGGCTCAGTAACAACATTAGTTAACCTAAACCCAGGTGAATTTAAAGGTGGTGGTACTTATTTTCCTAAATTTAAACATTTAAGTAATCCACAAGAAATGGGTGTAATGTCTTTACATCCAAGTAATATAACTCATAAACATGGGGCCAGACCTGTAACTGAAGGAACAAGATATGTTATAGTAAGTTTCTGTAAAAACCAAAACATGAAATGATAATAATAGACGATTTTATACAAGACAAAGATTTATTAACTCGCATAGATAAGGATGAAACATTCTTTGGACCAAATGGTAATTTTATGTGGTGGGATGGTTGGTGGAATAGCTCAACGGATACAATTAAAAAAGAATTAATTGAATATATTTGGAGATGGAATGACCCATCACAAGGATATAATATATCAGGGTTTGAATATTGGACAGGTGTTTATGGTCCATCAAAACCAAACAAAGATTTAGGAACACATTATGATAAAGATGAATTACTATACAAAGAAACAGGTGAATTAGTTACACCAGTTATTGGAACAGTATTTTATCCTAAAAATGTTGAATTTGAAGGTGGTTATCTTGAAATAGAGAGTGGTGGTGAGGTAGAACGTATTAAAGCAAAATATAACAGATTAATAATATTCCCAGCAGGTGAATACCCTCATAGAGTAACACACGTTACAAGTGGAACTAGATATGCTATTGCTATCAATTTATGGGATAGTGAATTACTAGCAGTTAAACGAGGTGAAATGACAATTGAATAATATGATAAATAAAAGTGTATTACTGTGGGCGGGTTATCACTCACAAAAATGGGACGCAAGAAATTGGGTTGAACAAGGTATGGGTGGAAGTGAATACTCAATACTTAAATTAGCTTATAAACTACAAAACAAGGGTTATGATGTAACAGTAGCAGGTGATGTAAAATTAGGTTGGTTATGGGGTGTGAAATGGGTAAATGAGGATGCATTAAAAAGTAATAGGGGACCTAGAGGTTTAAATGAAGCACATGATGTAAGAGTAAAGGACCATTATGATATTGTTATAGGGAATAATTATATTAGCTTTATTAAACATTTAGAAGCAGTTGATATATCATTTAATAAGGCTTATTTTTGGATGCACAATGAAGACTACTATCCATGGTATAAAGGAAGTGAACTAAACGAATATAAGAGTTATTTCAAGCACCCAAAATTAAAAGCGATAATAGGAGTAAGTAAGTTTCACGCTAGTATACTCAAAGAAAATGCAAACAAACTTTTCGACTACACACCCCAAGAAGCTAATACGTATATACGTTCTATAGATAATGCTATTGATTTAGATGATTATACGGAGTGGAAAAACGAGCCAATAAAAATTGATACGGATAATAAGGTTAAAGGTAGAATTATATGGAGTAGTAGTCCCGATAGAGGATTAGATATGATACTCAGAAATTGGAATGATTGGAAAGCGAAACGGCCAGATTTAAGTTTAGTTGTATGCTCACCTCCTTATAGTGTAAATTGGTTAGATAAGGCAACGCTTGATGGATTAAAGGATGTTGAGTGGAAGGCAAATTTATGTCCGTTTGATTTGAAACGTGAGATTGCTAAAGCAGAATATTGGATATATTGTAGTGATTATGTTGAGACTTATTGTATTAGTGCTTTGGAGATGATGATGGGTAAGGTAAAGATAATAACAACAGGAACAGGTAACTTGTTGAGCCTAATAGGTAGCGGAGATAGAGGAGAAATATGTGATATGAATCCAGATACGGTGATAAATAAACTTGTGGAGGATAATGTGGCGAGTATCTTTAGTAAATATAGTAATAAAGTAGATAAAGCATTAAGATGGGCGACGAGGGAGAATTGGGATAATAGAGTAAATGAGTGGATTAAAATGATAAATGAATAATAATATGAATAGAAAGGATAAAACGGAGAAATTTGCATTGAATGTATTAGGGACTGTTGTTATAATAATAATAGTGTTAGCAGTGTGGATACAATTTTTTAGAGTAATGTAAACGAGCGGTTAAAAACTAGCTTTTTACTACACACCCCAATATATTCCTACATATATAATAAATAAATTAAAACGGTAAAATTATGTCAAGAAACAGTAGCAAACAAAAGTACACACAACTAATGGAATGGTTGAAAGTAAATAAAATTCGAACGGTAAGAACGCCAAAACGTGACAAATACAATACACCACAACGTAGATAGGCAAAGTGTATCTGGGTTATACGCAAAAGTGTGACATATAAACATCCAAGTGTGGACTATAGATATAATAATATGCAAATGTACATATAAATGTATATAATGTGTGACAAGCAAGTACGATAGTGTATGTGTTGGGATTGAGGTGGTGCTAACCCACTCACATAGGGAACCACGCCTCTTCGACTTACCTTAAAGTATATACGAACAAGCCGTGAACAATTGTGTTATACGCAAGTAAAACATAAGTAAACATAAGTATATTGTATTATTCGCCTTGGCTATACGTGTACATTCTTTTTATTCACAATAAACAACGGTGACAATGGGGGATACTACAAGGCCCGTATTGTTCATAACTACTCATGACTGTAATTACAAAAAAATGTGGATACACGGGACATCTTTCGTATATTTACCATGTCGGAGCAAATAAGCACCACGTTTAAAATTAAGGTTATGAGCAAATATCAAACAGCAGCAGTAGAATCAGCACTAAATTTCAATCAGATCACCGTATCCCAAGCAATTGAGATGGGTATTAGCGAAGAGGCATTACAGCAAATTGAAAATGATAAAGTAAATCGTGCCGCTGCATTAGCAGAGCGGTTCGAGAATGAATTAGGTGATATTAATAATTTATAAAATAAAGGTTATGAAAATGTATACACTAAAAGTAGAGGTTGATCACGGACACACAGAAAACATATGGTCGGGTAATGAAATGAGCGATGCCATTCATTATGAGGCGATTGCCATTAAGCATTGGGGTAGTGATGCAGTGTGGATCTGTAATAACATGGATGAGATAGCCGTCGGATAAAATAATAATACCAGATAATATAATTACCACCGTGGGGATAATCCCCGTGGGGGTACTCCTGTACCTAATACTTACACCTGTAGGTATACTTACATACTACATACTTAATATATCAGATATGCCGCCGGCGGTATGCCGTATTATATATATACCCATATGCGCTGATGTCCGTCGATAGCGTGGCGTGCGTAGAGAAAGGTTGGGGGTGTCAAAGTGATCTCGTACGATCTTACACCCTCGGGGAGTATATACTTATATTCTTAAAATGGTAAAATGGGAAAAAATGTAAAACCACGAATATATAAAAAAGAGATCTCAAAAAATTTTTTGGTATCGATAAATTGAGGGGCTTCACCCACCGGTGCACCAGTGGGTCCGTACCTACTTCGTCGCATACAACTGTTAGGTGTTTACCTTGTTATCTCCCCTACTTTTCCTTTTTCACAAGAAGTTTAATATCTAGATATAGCATTTGGATCACTACCCAATGCTTTTAAATTCCGTTCTAAGACCTTTATTCTATTAAACATCGATTCATAAAGTTTATCATGAATGTCACGTAAGTTACCCACGTCTTGACTTTGTTTATATTGTAAGTCTTTTAACTTATCATATTTCTTATTTAATTCTGAAATATTTTTGTAGTTATCCGTTTCCATGTTGTCTCTGATATAATCCAGATCCTCATCTGTCTCATCCATCCATTCAGTCATTTCTTGATACCTTTCAAAATTATGTTGGTTAGATTCATCATTGAGATCCAGTAATGTAGTATATTTCCTATATGCACGTATAGAAAAAACTAGTGTAGCAGCTAATAGTGCGGTCATTAATCCGCTAATGTAAGTAAGTAAAATCATATAATATCTATTGTTTGGTTAATTATGTCTATTTGTTTTAATTCTTTTTGAAAATATCCTCTATTAAATAACCCTATTTTAGGGAAAAAATTTATGGGGATAGGTAAAAACCTTGTACTTTTAGGATGCCTTATATAATCAACTAATACAATCTTATATTTTTTATCTAATTTTACAAGATGGTTTTTTATACTAATACAAGCCCCACAACCTTCCTTAGTAAAAACCACAATTAAGTTTTCATGTCCCATAAAGGCATCTAAATTGTCGGCTTTTAACTTTTCTAATTGATTCATATGGGTAATATACGAACCCCTATTAGGTAAACCACACAATTCTTAAATGTTTTTAATAGTAAGTATATATACGTATTTAAGTATGCGATAATGTAGGAGAGAAAGAGTCGTTTTTCACCTTTTGTATATTTATAATAAAATTATTTTATGGCATCATATACCGCAAGTCAATTAAATGGAGAAGGAACATCAATAGAAGCATTAACTGCTGGGGTTTCTTATGTTTTTAATATTACTAATACTACTAGCACGGGTTCTGCATATTTTACTGTAGAAACTGTTAGAGATAGTAAGGGGTTTTATAATTCAACTAGACCTACTAATGCCTCAGGTTCGTATTCTTCATTTTCCGATATTGACCAAAATACCTTAATTACTTCTTCTTATATATCTTCTGTAGTTGTACCTGAAGGTGGAGGTATATATCAATTTACACCTACTTCTAATATAGCTTTAAGTTCTTCATTCTTAAGAGGTACAGGTGATATTTCTTTAGATATTACTGTTTAAAATAATGCGCAGGAAATTTGGCTACCGGGGATATCCTTCGTATATTCACCATGTTAGTGAGGTTGCTAATATTAAATAAAGGTTATATGAGTTATAAAAGAACAGAAGCACAACGATTGATTACAAAGTATGGTATTCCTGAAGCATCTTCAATGTTATCTAATAAAGAAGAAAATGATTGTGTTGTAAGAGCTGTATCACATGCGTTTGATGTTGATTATATTAAAGCACACCATTTTTGTGAGATGAAATTACACCGTAAATCAGGTGAGGGTACTTATACATCATGGTATTTACCTAATATTAAACAAGCGTTCGGTAAGAAAATTAAGCAGTTAGGTAAGGCAAGAAAATATAGTGATTATAAATGGGTTACTCGCCCACAGAAATCTAAAGTTGAAAAATTCAGCCATGCTAAGGGTAAATGGGTAACTAAACGTGAGGTAATACAAGTGCCTTATAAAGTAAAGGAATTTGTTAAAGCACATAGTGAAGGTAATTATATTATTACAGTAAAAGGACATGCATTCGCCTTAATTAATGGTGTAATAAAAGGTAATTGGAGAGATGATAAGCGTCTAACACGTAAAGTAAATAGTGCTTATAAAGTAAGTTAAAGTAATGCACGGGAAGCTTGGCTTCCCGGGATAGGGTTCGTATATTTAGGTGTTCGAATGGTTCGAGCGATTAAAATTAATTTAAAAATAAAGGTTATGTTCAACAGACAAAATGTTAAAGAGTTTAGAAGTGATTTTCAAAAAGCAGTTGAAAAATTAGAAGAGCAGTATGGTTGTAATATCTCATTAGGTACTATCAGTTTTGATGGAAGTGAGTTAAGAAGTAAAATGACAGCTCGAAAAGGAGAAAAGATTGTAAAAGCAACTAAAGATGATTTTCAAATTGGAGATATAGTTGGTATTAATCATAAAAAAGTTAGCCCTAATGATACATTTACTATTTATAAAATTAATAGTAAAAATATTGGAGTTAAAGGTGCAAATGGTGCCATGATGAGAGTTTCACCAAGTTTATTAGTTAAAAAAACATTTAAAACAATTTAAAGGTAATGCACGGGAAGCTTGGCTTCCCGGGCTATCCTTCGTATATTCAAGTATATTAATAATTAAATAAATCAAAGTTATGTTAAATTACGAAAGTCAAGAGTTCAAAAGTTTAGAAGAGTTAAGAGAAATCGCTCCAAGTATTTTTACCAAAGTTGGTTCAGAAAATACGAGTGATAAGTACACCCACATTCCAACTGATCAAGTGATCAAAGATATGGAATTATTAGGTTGGGGAGTTGTTGATGCAAAAGAAGTTCAATCAAGAAAAGAGTCAACAAATGGTTTTCAAAAGCACTTAGTTGTTTTTAGAAATAATGATGTTGTTATTAATGGAGAAGATGGTGATACCGTTTACCCACAAGTATTACTTACAAATTCTCACGATGGTAAAAATTCATTCCAATTTACAGCTGGGTTGTTCAGAATGATTTGTGAAAATGGTTTAGTTATAGCTACAGATACATTTGAAGATGTAAAGATCCGTCATATGGGTTATGATTTTTCAACTTTACAAGATACTATTAAAGAAATGGTTGAAAGATTACCTTTAACTGTTGAAGCCATGAATAAGATGAAAGAAGTTGAATTACAAGAAGAGCAAATGTTTGATCTTGCTAAATCATTTCTAGATATTAGAGTAGAAGGTACAGAAAATACTTTTGATGATCAAGCAATTGAAGAAGTTTTAGAAGCTCAACGTAAAGCAGATGAAGGAAATATGCTTTGGGAAGTATTTAATAGAGTTCAAGAAAATATAATTGAAGGAAATTTCGAATATATTACAAAAACAGGAAAAAAACGTCAAGCTCGAGTTATTAAGAATTTTAAACAAGATCAAGACGTAAATAAAAAAATGTTTAGTAAAGCATTAGAATTCGCATCATAATGAAAAGGATAACAGATAAAGTAGCGAAGGGGTATATTCCCCTTCGTGAAAATTACGGAAATACCGGTATTGAAAACGCAGCTTTTTTCACCATCACCCCAAGTGAACGAGGAGAGGGATGGGAAGACGTAACGTATTATACCGAAAAAAAATATGGGCTTTATGCCGATCAAGGTGAAGGAGATCAATGGGTATATGTATTATCGAATCCTTCATTACCTAAAGAATATCTAAAAATTGGATATACTAAATTAAAACCTGAAGAAAGAGCAACCCAAATATCATCTGCTACTGGTGTTCCTACCCCTTATAAAGTAGAATGGGCTTACAAATGTTTTAATGGTGAAATGGTAGAAAGAATGACTCATGAGAAATTAAAAGCTTTTAGAGTTAATAATAGAAAAGAATTTTTCCATGTTAGTTTGGAAGAAGCAAAAGATAATATTATATTAATTGGTAATAAATTTAAATAATGATAACATACTTAATATTAGCCACAATATGGCTCGCAATTTCAGAATATATATTTGAAGTAGTTGAGGAGGAATTTAGTTGGGATATGAAAGTAGTATATTTTTTATTTTTCCCCATAGCAGCCCTCATGTTTATTTATAACTTTATAAAAAATTTAATAACATATAAAAATTAAAATTATGGAACAATCAAAAATTGATTACAAAAAATCTGAATTAATTAATGATCTGGTAGCTACAACTACTATAATGGAAGATCTTTGGAGATACCACCCATCTAACCCAGATATGCAAGATGTTGTATCTGAGTATAAGGTGCTAGAAAGAATAAAATTAGATATTGAGCAAGAATTGGAAAACCTAAAGGAATAACACATATTTATGAACATGATAGATAAAGATAAAGTATTTGATTTGTTTTCTAACGAAATGGGAAATGATAGCTTGTCTATAGATGACTTAATGAAAGATCCCTTATCCAAGATTGGGATGTTTGTTAAGTTAATACAGAATCATGAAATCTTCCACAAAAAACTCAATCAATTCTTATCCAAAGAAAATCCTAATTACGATATAGAACAAACTAAAAATGCTTCTATGTTTACTGTATATAATAGAGCTTGGTTTTATATCAATCAAATAGATCTCACAAAGAAAAATCATCTAGATGCTGTATTAGATTTTAAAAAGGAACCATTTATTTCAATTTTAGAAAAAGTACTCCAATATTTTGAAGATATAGAGGAGTATGAAAAGTGCGCAAAATTGCTAACTTTAAAAAAACTTAAAAGAAATATACAAAATTACTAGGATACCAGAAAAACTTTACGTAGATTTGTACTACAGGTTTAGGAAATAAAAGGGAATAAGAATAATATTAAAAATAAGGCAACAAAATAATTATAAAAACAGGGGATAAAATAATACCCCGTTATCAAAAATTAAAATTATGAGAAATAAAAATTTATTTGAAAAAAAGTTAGTACAAATATCATCTATATTAGTTGATCTTAAACGTATGGCGGGTGATCCAAGAGAAACAGTTCAAAGTTTCAATAAACGTGTTACCACCGCAGAAGATTTAGTTGAAGATCTACAATCCATGGTTGAACAAGACAACTCAGTAAATTAATTAAAAAAATAGGTTATGAAATTATCAGCAGAAAAAATCCAAGCTAATTGGATCGAATTTAACACTAACATCGAAACATACATTACTGGAGATCGTAAACAAAAATTACTTGATTTCTATCAAAAGTATGAGGACCGTATTATTCTAATGCCCGCGGCACATAAGAAAGAATACCATTCAGCATTTCCAGGTGGGTACGTAGATCACGTTAATAGAGTAGTAAAAGCAGCTTTATCCATGTCCGCTGTATGGGAAGGGTTTGGTTGTGATATGACTACATTTACCCAGGAAGAATTGGTATTTTCGGCGATTAACCATGATTTAGGTAAAATGGGATCCGATACTGAAGAAGCATATGTACCTCAGACAGATAATTGGAGACGTGATAAATTAGGTGAAGATTATATGTTTAATAAAGCATTACCATTCGCAGCCGTTCCAGATCGTGGATTATTTCTACTTCAGCAACATGATATCAAATATACCTTCAATGAAATGATTGCTATTCAGACCCATGATGGTTTATATGATTCAGCAAATGAAAAATATTTAAAAGCATTCATGCCTGAACAGAAACCTCGCACATCCCTTCCATTTATTTTACATCAAGCTGACATGATGGCGGCGCGTATTGAATTTGAAATTGAGTGGTTACCAAAGTTTTCTAAGAATAGCGTGGCTACGCCAAAGAAGAATTATACATTGGCGTCAAATCAAAAAGGTAATTCTAAACAAAAGGCACTTAATAAAGTATCTAGTGTAGGATTAAAAAACATGTTAGATAACTTATGATATTAAATATAGTACTTATTGTTTTAGGGATTTTGGTCGTTGTCTTAGGATATACGACCATCAACCTATTAAAGAAAAATGAGAAAATGCTAGAAATAATTATCAACCAGAATAGTTATATAGCAGAATTTTCAAAACAACTAGAAATATCAGATAAGCGTTTACAAGACGTAGATTCTAAAGGTATATTCAAGGCTGATGATGAAATAGGTTGGATTTTTGATCAAATAAAGGTAATACAAACCAATTTATCAAGATTTAAAGTCCAATAACATTTATGGCCCCAATAAAGAAAAAACGTAGACCTAAGAGTAAGAACTATTTCACTCAAGACACAGAAGATGCTATTGTATTATATAATAATACTGAATGTTCTGAAATAAGAAGTAAAATTTATGATAAAGAAATTCATTATGCTTTCTTTAAACTTACTCAAAACATTATCCACACATTTAAATTTTACCATACCGAAGTAGAAAATTTAGAACATCTCCAACATGAGATAATTGTTTTCTTATTATCTAAAATCCATTTATTTGACCCAACAAGAGGGGCCAAAGCATACTCGTATTTTGGAACTATTGTAAAACGTTGGTTAATCCTATACAATACCAAAAATTATAATAAAAAAATTAAAAAAGTACCTGTTGATGTATTAACTGGAGAACATTCGACTCACACATATAAAATGGGAGATGAAGAAGTTAAAACTGACTTAGATAAATATATTGACATATTTGTAGACCATGTTACATCAAATATCTTCGAGTTATTTCCTAAAAAGAATGATGCCCAAATAGCAGATGCAATTTTAGAATTATTTCGTAAACGAGAAACTATAGAGGTTTTTAATAAAAAAGCACTTTACATATACATTCGTGAAATTATAGATGTAAAAACTCCTAAAATAACCAAAATTGCAGATAAACTCCATGGTATCTTTAAACAACAATATATATTTTATTTAGAGAACGGATACGCTAAATTCTAATTCCTTCCTATATCCATATTTATAACAAAACAACATTATGGGCGCATTAGACAGTGTAGTATTTGGTAACAAAAAATTCTCAGATATATTAAATGAGATATATGATAACCAAAAAACTAAACAACAACAAATTGGAGGACTTATCTCAGAATTAAAACCACTTATAAATGATATAGGTGATGCTACTTTAATTGTTCCTCTTATCAAAGAATATATGGAAATAGGTGTTCGAAATGACGAACAGTTAATAAAAATGGCTACAATCATACAACGTGTTTTAAATAATTCAATTAGCGACGATCCTACTGGTATTACAGATGCTGAAAAGGAACAATTAATGGCAGAACTTGATAAATTAAACGATAATTATGAAGCTAACAAGGATAAATAATGTTAAAAACTGGTCTTTCATATTTAAATAACTCTGCTACCTCTACAATTGCTTCTTCAATAAGTAATTTAGAAAATGACACTAATATGTTTTTTATTGCTAGGGTAATTGATATTTCCCTTAATAGTAATTCTGAAATATTTAATGATTCAGGAGGGTGGGCTGGTATTGGTTCTATTAAATTTCAACAACTAGATATATCAGTAACTCCTAGTTCAAAAAATGAAGAAAAAACAACTTTTGCTAAACCTATTACGGGACAATTAAAAAGTTATCCCTTAGTAAACGAATTAGTATTAATATTTAGAGGACCTTCAACTAGTCAAACACAAATAACAAATACTAAAAATTTTTATTATATAAGTACTGTTGCTATTTGGGGTAACCAACATATTAATGCTTATCCTGACTCTTATTTTACAAATACGAGTTCATCACCCTCTATGAATAAATCAAATGATGAAATTCTAGCAGGTAGTACTAAAAAACCATCTACTCAACCCACAACTATACCTTTAAATGGTAATAGTGGGGGTACATTTAGTGAAAAAGGAAATATTCATCCGATTTTACCTTATGCGGGAGATAATATACTTGAAGGTAGATTTGGTAATAGTATTAGATTAGGTAATACATCAAAAACAGGAGGCTTACAAAATACTTGGTCTAAAACAGGGGAAAATGGAGATCCTATTACAATATTAAAAAATGGACAACCCCCTTCAGGTAGTTCAAAAGGATTTGAACCTATAGTTGAAGATATAAATACAGACCCAACATCTATATATTTAACCTCTACACAACAAATTCCAATTGAAGTAGCTTCTTCAATTCAAGGGGTAGGAGAAGGATCTGTAGTTCCATTTTCAAATTTATCTAAGAAAAAATTTCAATCCCCAAAATCATATAATGCACCTCAAGTAGTATTAAATTCTGGAAGATTGTTATTCAACTCTACTTTGGATTGTATAATGATGTCATCCCAAAAATCTATATTAGCTGAAGCTCGAGAAGATATTGGTATGAAATCTTTAGAAGGTAATTTAACCTTACAATCAGACAAAGGAATTGTATCATTAGGTGGTTTATCATCTGAACAACCTGTAGTAAGAGGAACTGAGTTTTCAAATTCTTATGCAGTTCTATTAGATGCTATGGAGCTTTTAGTTGAAGCTCTATCTAAAGAATCAATGATACCGGCAGCAGCCTCTACTGCAACCTTAATTATAGACATGATAAAAGAAATAAATGTAGAAGATGCTTCAAAATTTCCTTTTCTATCTGACAAAGTAAAAACTATTTAAAATGACAGAAGAAGAAAAGGCAGCAGCTAAAGAAGAGGCAAAAAAACAAGGTAAGGATGCTTTAATACAATTAGCAACGGTATTTATGCAATCCCCACAGGGTCAAGCATTAATTGCTACCTATAATTCTCTCCCTATTTCTGAAGTTAAAGCAATCATAAATGACCCAGAAAAATTTAGAAAATATCTACCTGTAATAAAGGTTTATACTACTGAAGGTAGAATATATGATAAAATTAAAAATGAACCTATAGTAGGTTTTAAGGTAGAACCTAAATTTGCTTTATACCCTGTAAAGTCTGAACAAAAATCAAGGAAAGTTAAAATCCCTGATCCTGATGGTAAACCTAATAAATTAGGTATTGTTCCTAAAATAGAAGTAACCCAAAATTATCTAAAATGGACAGAGGATGATTCTAAAGAATCATTTACTAAAACAGATAATGAAGGTAGATTTAAATTACAGTTTGGTGTACCCGTAATACCAGGATTAGATGATAAAATTTTAGGGTTAGAACCTTTTAATTTATATATTGATGATGAGGGTAAATATGCTCCTGATAAACAAGTTTTAATAGATGGTAATGGTGAAGTACCACAAGAATTACCTATAAAAGCATTATTAAATATAAAAGAAGCAGCCAAAGAAGCAAAAAAACAAGCTGTTAAGGAAGCATTAAGATTAGCGGGTGTAGCTGCCCAATTTTTAGTAGGTATTGTCAATGCTACCCTAGTAGTTCTTAGACTTAAAATATTATCATTTGCTAATGTAGTAATGACTAAATTATTACCATTAGCTTTTGAACTTTTTATATTATTTGGTATAGCTAAAGAAGAACAAGCAAACCAAGCTGAAGCAAAATGTCCTAATAATGAGGTATTAAGAGGGATTATTAAAAAAAGAAATTCTGTAGTAAAACAGATAAATAATATGTATAAAATAATTATAACAAACACCGCAATAGCGGGTTTATTTCTTTATTTATCACTTCAACTAAAACAATTTAAGGGAGTTATTAGTAGTATAGCACTTCCCTTATCAGTTCCACCTGGAGTTGGTGTTCCATATTCTTTAGTAGCAGCCTTTGAAGATATAAAAGAAGCATTAGAAAAATTTATAGACATAAGTGATGACATTAAAAAAGCATTATTAATATCTTTAGTTTTTTTAATTATAGCTTTAGTAATAATCTTAAGATATTTAAAAGTTATTGATGAGTTAATAGAGGGATGTGTGGAAAAATCTGATGAAATATCAATGGTAGAAATTGATGCAGGTTTATTAGCATTACAAAAACAAGATGAGGATCAAGGAAGTCCTTTAATAGCTAATGTAAATGGGTTTACTATGTCTGTAGAGGTAGTAGAAAAATCTAACGTAGATGAATATTACCAAAGACAAGCCGTAGCAAAGAATTCTCAAGGTATTATAATATTAAAAGGAGATCCTTCATTTAGCGCTACAGACCAAATATTAATTGACGAATTAGTATTTTACATTGAACAAAATAATTTAAAAGCATTTTAATCTAATATTTATAAACATATGAAACTAAATCAATTAAAAACAATCGTAAAAGAAGCCGTAAGGGAAGCAATCCAAGAAGAAATGAAAGATATTCTAATGGAAGCAGTACGTGCTCCTAGACAAACAGTTGTTGAAAAAGTAATTTCAAAACCTTCAACAGATATAGGAACACCTGGACCAATGAATCCAGTTGCTCAAACCCCAATGTCTGGAGATAGTAGAATGGCTATGAGAGAAAATATACAAAGTGTATTAGGATCTATGATGCCTGATGCTAATGGTAATATAAAGGCAACAACCAACAGTATGCCACTACAAATGGGTAGTATGGATACGACATCTCCAAATGGTCAATTACCTCAAGGTGAAGTATCTATGGATATGATTACTAATATAATGAAAGGAAAAGTATAATATGGCATTTGGAGCAACACAACAATTCCCAAACGACACTTTACCTAGTGTAGGTATAGGTGTTAATATACCTTTTAATGAAGGTGGGGTTTTTACTCCAAATTATACTACTGCTGAATCTATTAAAAGTAACTTAATAAACTATTTTTTAACCAATCCAGGAGAAAGACCAGGCAACCCAACATTTGGTGGGGGTTTAAGAAGATTTATATTTTCAGCTATATCTGAAGATAATTTAGATTTTTTAAAGGAAGATGTATCTCAAAAAATAGCATCCCAATTTCCAAATGTTAATGTTAAAAAATTAGATGTTTTATCAAATGCTGATAACAATGAAGTAACAGTGCAAATATACTATGAAGTAGTTAATACATCTATTGAAGGTGAACTCGTATTAAATTTTACATAATGGCAATAAGAAGAAATATAAATTATATAAATAAAGAATTCCCGGAATTTAGGAACCAGTTAATAAACTATTCTCAAACATATTTCCCATCAACTTATACTGATTTTTCTGCAACATCACCCGGAATGATGTTTATAGAACAAGCAGCATATGTTAGTGATGTTTTATCTTTTTATCTTGATAACCAAATTCAAGAAAATTTTATACAATATGCTAGACAAAATGATAGTTTATATGATTTAGCTTATATGTACGGTTATAAACCAAAAGCAACAGGTTTATCTGAAACTACAATTGAATTTTTTCAACAATTACCTGCTATAACAATAGATAATATTTCTCAACCTGATTATTCATATGCTTTAACAATTGCAGCAAATACTAAAATATCAACAAGATCTGGAAACCCTGTAAACTTTACCATAGAAAACCCAGTTAATTTTGAAGTATCTAGTTCATCTGACCCTACAGAAGTAACAGTAGCACAAACAAGTGGAGGTGTTCCAGTATATTATTTACTACGAAAAACAAGAAAAGCAGTCTCAGGTACTATAAATACCGAAACATACACTTTTGGTCCCCCTCAAGAATTTTCTACAATAAATCTAAACGCTCCTAACATAGCAGGAATATTAGATGTTACAGATTCAGATGGAAATAGGTGGTATGAAGTAGATTATTTAGCTCAAGATTTAGTATATGATAGTTTAAGAAATACTAATATAAATAGCCCTAATACCTATCAGGATACAGATGCACCCTTTCTATTACAAACTAAAAACGTACAAAATAGATTTGCTACTCGATTCATAACTCCAAGCCAATTACAGTTACAATTTGGTGCTGGTAACCCTGAAGATACAACAGAAGATGTAATACCAAATTCTATGAATGTAGGTTTAGGTTTACCTTTTCAACAAGATAAACTAACCACAGCATTTAGTCCAACTAATTTTATATTTACAAATACTTATGGTGTTGCCCCTACTAATACTAATCTAACAGTTAGATATTATACGGGTGGAGGAGTTAGTTCAAATGTACTATCAAACACAGTTACAGATTTAAACACTTCAAACATTACCTTTAATAAGGGTGGTTTAGAACCAACATTAGCTAATTATATATTTGACTCTACAGCAGCAAACAACATTATAGCAGCAAGTGGTGGTCAAGATGGAGATACAATTGAAGAAATTAGACAAAATTCAATATCACAGTTTTCTACACAAATGAGAAATGTAACAGCTGATGATTATTTAGTAAGAGCTTTAAGTATGCCTCCTAAATATGGTGTTATATCTAAGGCATTAACACAAAAACCAAACGCTGAAGACGCCAATACAACGTTAGATTTATATGTTTTAACTAATAATTTAAATAATAAATTAACAACAGCATCAAACGCATTAAAACAAAACTTACGCACATATATTAACCAATATAGAATGATTGGTGATACTATTAGTATTAAGGATGCTTTTATTATTAACTTTGGAATTCAATTTGAAGTAATAACTTACCCTAATTTTAATAGTAATGAAGTAATTGAAAGGTGTATAACAGTACTAAAAGATTACTTTATAATAGATAAATGGCAATTAAATCAACCCATAATTGTTCCCGATCTTTTTGTATTATTAGATGCTTTAGAAGGAGTACAAACCGTTAAAAAAGTAAAAATAACAAACATAGCAGGAGTAACATCAGGATATTCAGAATGGGCTTACGATATGGATGGTGCAAATCAAAATGGAACAATATTCCCTTCTTTGGATCCAAGTATATTTGAATTAAAATACCCAAACATTGATATAAAAGGAAGGGTAGTAAACTTATAATTATGGCAGTATATAAATTATTTCCCTCCCAAGACGCTTCAATATATAGTGCTTACCCGGCAATGAATACTGGGTTAGATCCTATATTAGATGTAAACAATAAAGTAACAGATATAAACCCTGTAGCTCAAGTAGCAAGATCTCTAGTTAAATTCGATCAATCACAGATAAACGATGTAATTGATAATATAGCAAAAGTAACAGGATCTTGGAATAATTTTTCAGGGAGCTTAAAATTAAATGTATCAAAAGCAACTAATGTTGTTTTAAAATCAAATATAGAAGTTTATCCTATATCAGGATCATGGAATAATGGATCAGGCCAATATTTAGATAAACCTACCAATACTACAGGTGTAAGCTGGGTATATTCTGATTATTCAGGTTCAAATAAATGGTCAACAGGAGGTTGGAATCCACTTATTACAGCTTCCTTTTCTGGAAGTAACAATGCTGGAGGTGGGACATGGTACACAGGATCAGGTGGGTATGAAGGAATTGGTCCTTTAGAATTTACACAATCTTTTAATTTAAGAAGTAACAAAGACTTAAATGTTAATGTAACAGATGCATTAAGAGTATGGTATTCTTCATCTATGGGTTTAAATGCTGGTAAAATAGAAATAGCAAACGAAGGGTTTATAGTAAAATGGGAAACCGATAAAGAATTTATTACCTCAAGTGCAGTATCTCCACAATTAAGCTATTATTCAATAGATACAAATACAATCTACCCCCCACAACTAGAAATAAAGTGGGATGATTCCGTATATGAAACAGGATCATTAGATGTTATTAGTACCCCTGATTTATTTGTAGCATTAGATAATAACCAAGGTGTATTTTACAGTGAAAGTATAAATAATTTTAGATTAAGTGTACGTCCCGAATTTCCAATTCGTAGTTTTCAAACCGCTTCTGTTTATACAACAAATTATGCTTTACCTTCACAATCTTTATATGCTATTAAGGATTTAGATACTAATGAATTTGTTGTAGATTTTGATAAAGAATTTACAAATATTAGTTGTGATTCAACTGGAAGTTTCTTTACTGTTTACATGAATGGTTTGGAACCTGAAAGATATTATTGTATATTGATTCAAACTGAGATAGCGGGTCAAACTATAGTGATGGATGAAAATTATTACTTTAAAGTAGTTAATGGGTAGATAATATGAAAGACAAAAGAGAAAGAATAGACCTCATTAAAGAAGTATATTCCAAAACAGAATATCCTAAAATAATTGATACCAATTTTAATGAATTAGGTAATATTTCTGTTAATGAACAATTAGAAGCTGAGGTATCTGTAGAAGAGTTTTTTCAATTATACACAAAATTATTTTATGAAATTCCTTCTTATGGAGGAGTTAGATCACATGAATATCTAATTACTACTAGTACAGAATATATAGATTTTGAACCCAATAATGACATTATAACAGCATTACAAAGAGAAATAGCACAATTAAGAAAAGAACTATTACAATCACAAATTGATAAAGCAGAAGCATTAACAGGAGAAAGTTTAGGTATAGACCTTGATAATGAAGAAGGTAATGAAGAAGCATTAAAAGAAATAAAATCTCAATTAAATCAATCTGGGGCAAATATTTAAATAAATAATTAATGGTAGACGAAAATAACATTATAATAAACCCAGTAGACCCAACTACATTTGAGTATCAAGAATACTCTGAACAAGATAATAATCTAATATCTTCTTCAAGGTTAGATACTGCATTTACAATGTCTACTGATTATATTGAATATTATATATACGATGATTCTAAAAATCTAGTTTTTCCTTTAGATACATCTTCAAAAATA